CGCGCGGTAAGCGCCTTCGACATCTCGTCGACCTGGCGCAACTCCGTGTTGACCGAGCTCAAGGGCAAGGAAGGCCTCCCGCCGGCGGTATCGTTCCTGACGGCAACCTCATTGCTGTTCGGCATCGGCCTCAAGTGGGGTTTCCCTGCTGGCGCCGAGGACACCCAGCGCACAGAGATCTGGTATGGCCCGACCAACGCGCTGGAAAACGCCACGAAGCTGGCCGACCTGGCGCATCCCCAAAGCGACTACAGCATGCAAAGCCTGTTGGCCGGCGCAACGTTCTTTTTCTGGGCGCGCCTGGTCGACCGGACCGGGAACATCGGGCCTTGGTACCCGGTGGGCAACGGCGTGATGGGCCAGGCGAGCTCGGATGCGGGTCCGATTCTAGACATGATCGAAGGTCAGATCACCGAAACCGAGCTGGGCCAGGAACTGCTGGACGAGATCAACAAGATTCCGGGCCTTCAGGAGCAGATCGACGGCCTGTCGAATCCGATGCTGTACGAACCGACCGACGTATATCTGGCCGGTGCCGTGGTGTACAAGGGCGACCGCCTGTACCGGGCCAAGCAAGACGTCCCGGCTGAGCCTGGCGGCGCAAACGCACCGCCGAACGCGACGTACTGGGAGGACATCGGCCAAATCCTGCAGGAGGCGAACGCGCTTGCCGCGCAGGTCTCCGAGAACACGCTGAAGATAGATCAGCAGGGCGACCAGCTCACCGCGCAGGCGACGAAGCTGGACGGCGTTTACGTCCAAGTGAACCCGGCCCTGGCCGGCGACACAGAGGGCTTCGCGGGTTCGGACGATGTCTACATCGGTGTCTGGTCCGAGCAATCCGCGCGCCTTGAGGATGGCATTGCCACCGCCCGGCGCGTCGACACCGTGCAGGCCGAGGTCAACGAAAACACCGCGACCGTTCAAACGGTCACCGAGGCAATGGTCGCGCTGGACGGCAAGGCTTCGACGATGTGGTCGGTCAAGATGCAGCTCACCGCCGACGGCAAGTACGTTGCGGCCGGTATCGGGCTTGGCATCGAGAATACCGCAGCAGGTCTGCAAAGCCAGTTCCTGGTCAGCGCCGACCGGTTCGCCATCGTCAATACCATTGCCGGCGGAGCCATCTCGGTTCCGTTCGCGGTGCAAGGCGGCCAGGTGTTCATGAACTCGGCTTTCATCCAGGACGGCAGCATCACGATGCTGAAGATCGGCCAGTACCTGCAATCCGACAACTATGTGGCCGGGGTGCAGGGCTGGCGGCTGGATAAGGCCGGAAATCTTGAGTTCAACGGACCAGCACCCGGCGGTGGCCGTCTGACAATGACCAACCGAGCCATCAAAGTCTTCGACCAGAACGGCGTGAAGAGGGTGCAGCTTGGAGATCTCGACGCATGAGTTATGGGATTAGGGTATGGGGGGGCGACGGGGCCCTCCAAGTGGATGAGAACTCATTCACGATGCGTGTCGTATACAGCGGGATTGTCACCGGGACGAACACCACGACTTATCAGACCATTTCAGTACCTGGGCTGACCCCGGAAAACGGAACCGCGTTCGTCGTTCCGATAGGGGCATTCAGTGAAACCCAGGATAAACAGCTTGAGACGGAAGTAATAGCTGGAGCGGTTCGAGTCTATAGCTACATCCGTGGGCGGGAGCAATACAGCAATAAAACGTCCGTCACCATGCGACTAATAGCAATAAGGTTCTTCTAATGACGTACGGACTGCAATATTCCAATAATGAAAATGTGGTGACGATTGATTCAGAGTTCACCCGACTGGTTGTTCTTGCAAAGGGTGCATATTCGCCAGACGGAGGGGCGGGCATAAATTCTACAACAATGTTCCCAACCACAATCACAAGCCAGGAGCCGCCACTTGTCTTTATCCGCCCAGCAGGGGCCACTGGAATAGCGGGTCTTTGTTTTACCAGAATACTAGGGTCCCCTGGGGCGTGGACTGGGTTCTATGTTAGGGGGTACGACGAGAATACATTGCAACCTAATGGAAGCTATTTTGTTTGCGGATTCTCCGCGACTGCTATGGCCCAATATGGTATGCGATTATGGGATGGAAGCGGAAAGCTTCTTTTTGACTCAGACACGCCTTACGCACGATTTACCCGAGCTTTTCAGAATTGGACGTATGTGAAAACGGACTCTACCGCCCAAGGAGTGCCGAGAAACTACTATCGGGTTACTTTCAGTTTTCCAGTCGGGGAGCATATGCTTTTGAATACGTTCGGAATGCCGATGCTTAACGACGGCGTGCAAAGTAGAAATCTATATTGTTGGTGGGACTTTTCGGGCGGTAATTTGTATGCGCTTACCGTTGGCCTAGGAAACCCCTTCGCTTTCTTCCTTCCCGCCGTCTTCGCGAAACTTATCGCTTAATCAAAAGGTCATTTGTATGTCCAAACAGGTCATTAACCTTGGCACTGCTCCTACAGGTGTGGGCGGCGATACGCCTCGTAGTGCATTTACCAAGGCTCAAGCAAACTTCGATGAGCTTTATCTCGCACTGGGTGCGTCCGGTTCTCCCGCCGCTCTTCCTGCCGCGATTCCAATCGACAAGGGCGGTACAGGTCGAACTGACGGCTTGGCGTGGGGGAATCTCAAGGGCACGCTTTCCAATCAGACTGATTTGGTGGCTGCGCTCGCTACGAAAATAACCGGCAGCAAGCAGGCGTTGGTCACTGCTTCAGTGCTGTTCGCGGGTCCTGGCCCCACGATGATCAACAACTTGAACGTAGCCTCGATTACGAAAGTTACGACAGGAATTTATGACATCAATTTTGCCACGCCAATGGATCACACCTCATTCATGGTCGTGGGCATGACCTGTGATGATTCGGCGGTGCAATCAATTGTTTATGAAAACGGCGCCAGTGGATCAACGCGAACAACGGGAAAGGTTCGGATCGTAACCGGCGTGCCAGGCGGGAGCACACGCGACTTTTCTGTCGTCAACGTTATCGTAGTCGGAGGTAAGAATTGATGCTGATCATCAGAACGCCAGAGGGATACAAACAGGTCGTAGCCCCTGAAATTGACATCTATGAATACGCCGCGGCAAATGGCGGAACAGTCATGGATGACTCGGAATATTTCGAGCCCGCGAAGACTGAAGCAGAGCTAAAAATCGATATTGCTGACAAGACGACCAGCCTCCGTGCCGTAGCGGATTATGCGATCAGGCCGTTGCAATACGCGCTTGATGTCGACGATGCGTCGCCGGCCGAACTCGCGCTTTTGAAGGCTTGGAAAGAATACGTCGTCGCACTGAGCAGGATTCCCGATCAGCCCGGTTATCCCTCAACGGTCGAATGGCCCGTTACACCCGTATGACCTGAATCATCAAGCAACCCGCCATCGAGCGGGATTTTTTTGCCTGGAGAAAAGTTATGACCGCACCCGAAAAGGACCGGGACATTCTGGCCCGGACGCTATACGGAGAGGCTAGAGGTGAAGGGTTCGCCGGCCAAGTGGCCGTGGCCTGCGTGATCCGCAACCGCGTGAACGATGGCAAGGATCGTTCGTGGTGGGGGGAGGGTTACGCCGGCGTATGCCTGAAGCCGTATCAGTTCAGTTGCTGGAACAAGAACGACCCGAACTATCCCTACCTGAGCGGCGCCAAGGAGATTCCGCCGAAGCAGTTCGCTCAGGCGCAGCGTGCGGCCGATCTGGTGATATCTGGCGCCGAGCCTGACATCACCAAAGGCGCGACCCACTATTACGCGACCACGATGCCGAAGCCGCCGGCCTGGGCCAAGGATGCTACCCAGACCTTCCGCCTGGGCAACCACGTCTTCTTCAAGGACGTGCCATGAATCCCGCCAGCCTGAAGCTGTTGATCGCCGGCGTTGCCGTGGCGTTGATCTTGGCGATCGGCGTGACATGGAAGATTCAGGACTGGCGGTATAGCGGGCGAATAGCCGAACAGGCGAATGCCCATCTATCCGACCTCGCCAAGATCAGCAGCGTGGCTTCGGATCAGGTCCAGGCAGAGCAGGGAAAGCGCCTGGCCCTGGAGCAGCAGCTGACCGCCAGTGACCAAACCCACCACAAGGAGTTGAGCGATGCTCAAACGAATCAGGCTCGCCTGCGCGATCGCCTTGCCACTACTGATTTGCGGCTGTCAGTCCTCCTCGACCAGGATTCAGCCAGTTGCAACGCAGTGTCTGCCACCGCCGGCGCCGGCGGCGTGGTTCATGGAGCACGTCGAGCCCAACTTGACCCAGCGCATGCTCAACGAATTATCGGCATCACCGACGATGGCGACCGGGGGCTGATAGCGTTGAAGGCGTGCCAGGCTTATGTGGAAGCACTAGTGAAGCCAAGCCCTGGCTGAGCACAAGTGACCGGCGGATTCGAGATGTGCCGACTCTTCGCGCATGGCGAAACGCTATTATTCGTGTAGAATCGCAGCTGTTAAAGAGCTAAAAAAGCTTCTGCCAAATAAAAATAAATCACCACTTATATCAGTGGACGTTATTAATTGCTAATCGGGGAGGTTCTATTGTCGGCTATGGACATGAAAGCAAAGGATCGCGAAAATTCTTTTGACTTAATAAGGCATTTTGCGGCGTTTTTAGTGCTTTATTCTCATCATTTTCCGATATCTGGATTAAAAGAGCCCACCGTTCCGAGCTGGGATACATTCGGCTTTGTTGCGGTTGTTATATTTTTCGCTATCTCCGGCTATTTTATGCCTAAGAGCTATACAAATTCTTCGGGTTTTGTAGAGTTCATAATAAAGCGTTGCAAGCGGATTTTCCCCGGATTGTTCGTGTGCTCCGTAATTATGGTTTTCGTGGTCGGTTTGATCTTCACTGCCGCTAGTGCTTATGACTATATTTTTTCGACCGTCCAATTCAAAACCGTTTTCTTATTTACAGCGTTCATGGGTAGGGCCATTCCTACGGTGTTTTCTGATTTTACCTTCAAGGATGCAATCAACGGGAGCCTTTGGAGCCTACCGGTTGAATTTTTATGCTACTTAATTATCGGTTCGATTTTGTCCCTGTATAACTCTTGGAAGAGCGTTATGTGCTTGCTATGGATCGCTTGTATAGCTAACGCGACACTCGGTAATAAATGGATGGACTTTGCTTTCTACGGCGTTCCGATGAGCTACTTATCGTTGTTTGGAATAGCTTTCCTAACGGGTTCTCTGATGTCTATGACGAGAGAGCATTGGAGCAAATACAGCGTCCATTTAGTTCTGGTATCGCTGCTACTAATCTGGCTGCTGCGCGGCCGTCCTGAAGTCCAGGTTTTCGGAACTGCAAGTATCGCAGTTATTACGATTATAGTCGGTTTGTCATTTAAAGATAAAATTATTCGGGGTCGATTCGATATTTCCTATGGTGTGTATATTTATGCGTTCCCTATCCAGCAAATTGTCGTGAACTGTGTTACACGTGATTTCTGGCTTGGAATGCTTCTATCCGCGCTGTTAACAATTGTTGCCGGTTCGCTATCTTACAAGTACGTTGAGCGGCCGTTTCTAAAATCTGCTAAATCGAAAATTAAGCGAGCTGAGGTTGTGGCCACAGGTGCTTGACGCTTGACGCTTGAGCAGGTCATAGATACGACGTCAGCTCCTTAAATCATCTGGCAAGTATGCGGAGCTGACGCCACCAGGAAGCCGTCCGATCATCGGCCACCTGTCATGTATCCAGGCGAACTCCGTGGGGGGCGAGGTGGTGACTACATACACGCGCCGGTTTTCCTCATCGCCCAGCACAAGGCACTCCAGCCCGTAGCCTTCGTTCATATCGAACCAGTGGGATACGCGCTCGCCGTCCTTCTCCATGTATCGCTGCACCAAACCCAGGGCTCGCTGCGGGTGATACTTCTCCCATCCGCCACGCTCGACCGTCTCCAGCTTCGCCCACCCCCCTGATGGGCCTGTGCCTTTTTCTTCACGGCGCCGGCCCCATCGCACCCACCCAAGATCGGTCCCGTCTTCAAGCACCACGGGAAACGCTGCCTTGGGGTTCGGGAAATACACCTTGACCCGCTCGTACGCTCGATTCTTGTCTGCTGCTTCCACTCCGCCGCACATGCTTGCCCCCTGTCCGTCACCTGGGTTGGCTGCTGGTGATGTACTCAGGAAGACTATCGCCCTCATGAACCTTCAGCCGCTGATACAGTTCGGCGACGAGACGATCTCGGGCCGTTATTTCTGACCTCGTTCTGTTATCAAGGTTTGAATATTTGAGGTACTGGCCGCTCAGCTCCCACCGAATTTCCTTCAGTTCAGCCCGAAGCCGTGCAGCTTCTTTGGCTTCGGCGGCGTGCATTTCGATCAAGCCGAAGATGTCCTGGCGCGCCTTTCTCAGCTGAGTGGTCAGCTCCTGCACCTCGTTCTCGAGCATAAGGCAGGAGTGTTTGTACATTTCCAAGGGTGTGGGGGTGCCCAGCCAATCGCTGGTGTCTTCGATTTCATACGGGTCCATGACCATGCCTTGCTTGATACTGTTTGGATATACAGTAATCGAGGCGATGTGACCCGAGCGAGGGTGAGCCGACGAGCTGTATTGGCGGACAGCTTGTTGCCCAATGCAGCCATCAACAGCTATCAGAAATTCTCTGAGCGGACCACCAAAGTATCAAGCAGGGACGCAATCTTTCTGCGAGCAATACTCTCCCGCTCGTTTGCGGCCTCCCAAAGCTCCCCGAATGCCTTTCGCTCACGAACCAAAGCCATAACCTCTGCTGAGGCAGCCGCGAGATCTATACGAGCCCGCCGCAGCTCTTCTTCGAATGTCCCGATGGCCATCACAATGTCCTTAAAATAGTCTCTTGAACCTTGAGTTAAAGCGTTGTCTGCTGGTTGAGCCTAGATGATGGCGGTCATTCAGGCGCCATCAGCACTGCAAGTGTCAGCTTGATGAACTCTTCGTTCTTGTCGATGGTGTCCAGGGCGCCGCGCACGTTGTCCGCGATGTCAGCTGAGCCCCGAGCCTCCACCCAGTTCGACAGCTCCACGATAGCCGCTTCGAGGGCTAGCTGGTTCTCGTTGATCTTGAATAGCAGGGAGGGAAGAAGGTCTGAATGGGGCAT